CAGCAGCAACAGGCAACACTAGAGGCTGATCTTGCGGCTAAAAAGGCAAGAGCAGAAATAGACAAAGCAATGATAAACCTATCTACAGCTAAACTTTCAAATGATCAGCAAGCCATAGCAACGGCTCAAAATGCGCTGGATATTGCCAATATTGACCTAGAGGTAGCCAACTCCAAAAGGGACATCCTTGCTCAAATCCAGCCGCTTGAACGGCAAAGCGCCGACGCCGCCAACGAAACTGCCGAGAACAACATCAAGGCGGAAGCTGCCGCCAAGGGACTGGCCCTGGCCTCTGATGGCACCTTCAAGGCCGTCAAGGGCCTTGGCAACGAGTTCAAGAGCATCGGTGACTCCCTGAAGGTTCCCTTGGATCAGCAGACCGCCTTCGCCAACTTGGCCAAGGATGTGGGCCTCCAGGTGAAGGACACCGGCAAGGGCTACTTTGAGATCGGGCAAGCATTGAGCAAATCAAGCGCCCCCGCTGCCAATGACATCAAGGACAGCATGAAGCTGTCGGAAAATTCCACCCGCTTGGCTAAGAACCAAGCTGCAGGGCTTGCCGACAACATGAAGAACGCCGCCGATGAGGCAGGCAACTTCTACAGCGCCCTCGCCCGCGCATCCGGCCTCCCCGAGGCCCGCTTCACCGGTGGCCCGGTCGCCGCCGGCCAGACCTATCGCGTCAACGACGGCCCCAGTGGGATGAGCCTGGGGCAGGAGGCCTTCCTGTCGGCATCCGGCGCCCTGTCCCTGATCAACCGGCCCATGAACAGCCTCTGGACAGCCCCATCACGAGGCACCGTGATCCCGGCGAGCATGACCAGTCGCCTCAAGGGTGCGGGTGTTCTCGGTGGTGGCGCTGGCGTGCTGCGTGGTCCCGATCCGGCGATGGCCCATCTGAGCCTGGCAGTTGGAAACCTGAGTCAGGAAGTAGCCGAGCTGAGGCGCAAAGCGTGGAATGTGTCGGTCGGTGTTCGAGGCGATGGATCCGGCCTGAAGCTGGCGCAGACCATGGCGCGGATGCGTTGAGGGTGCCCTGATGGCCCTCCAGCTCAGCTATGGCGGTTCGACCCTGACGCTGCGATACCTGCAGGCGCAACCGATCGGTTATGCCGAAGCTGAGACGGAGCAGGGTCTGGTGGCGCGGCGGTTCACCGTGGCGGGCCTCTGCACTCCAGCTCAGTGGGTGACGTGCTGCAGCCTGTTTGATGCCTGGCAGGCGGCCAAGATTCAGGAGGCTCCAACCCTGGCCAGTCGTGCCGTGGGGGCCACTGTGGCGCTGACCTGTGCCGCCCATGGCCGGAGCGTCACCAGCCTGGCGTGCTGGTTCACCGGAGCGCCAGCGGGCGAAACGGTCGAGGGTGGCGTGTGGGTGAAGGTGTCATTTTCCCTGATCGATGCAACCCAGCAGCTTGCGGTGCTGCTACGGCAGAACGAGAAGGGCCGCCTAGGCGGTGATGCGTTCACCCCCTCTTACGGAACCATCACCCTGGGAGCAACCACTCTGGCCCTGCTGGAGCAGCCGGAGGGCTACGAAGACGGTCCGAGTCTGGAGCCCACATCCACTGGCGGCTTCGTGGCCCGTGGGCCCCTGGTGGTGAGCGAGGTGCGCAACGTCAAGGGCGTCACCGATGCCAGCGGCTGGACAGCAGTTCAGTCCTGGTTCAAGAGCACCATCGCGGCCCGCCCCGGTGCATCGGACTTCTGGCCGGTGGGTGAGCTGGGCCTGGAGCGAGACAAGATCGTGTCGAGCGGGGCGGTGGTCGAGCGGTACATCGTCAGCGTGAAGCTCAAGCGGAGGGCCTCCTAGTGCCAGCCGGTGTGATTGATGTCCGTGCCCAGGTGTTCTGCGACCTGGGGCCCGTGATCAGCGGCCAGCTTTCGGATGATCCGGTGGCGCCAGGGGTGGGCTTGCTGCGCACGCAGGGTGAGGTGGTGATCAATGGCCTCATCCAGCCCGCCCGTGGCACCGAGATCAAGCTGGGGGTGCGGTTGCCTGATGGGAAGCTGACGCGACTGCCACGGCGCCTGCGGGTGATCAAGGCCGACAGCGACCCGATCAACAACCAGACCACCTTGACGGTCGGATGTTTGCTGACCTTGAAGTGGGACTTCGTGCAGCCAGCGGTTTTTGCCGCCGTCAACGATCCGCCGTGGTCGAATGTGGACACGGCAGCAGGTTCTTCACCGATTGTTTCATTTTTGAGCGGCGTGCTGGCCTTGTGCCTGAATAGCTGCTCGATCACTCAAGCAGCTAGTAACCCGACCATCAATGGAGTTAAGGCCGTTGACAAGATTGACGTATCCAACGGATACCTGAACATTGCCAGCACGATTATTGCTGAAGCTGGCATGTACGGCTTCATTGATGCTGATGAAAAGTTACGGCTGCGTCAACTGCTTGCGCCTACGACCAAGGGCCCGCTGCTGACGGTCAACGACACGATCACCAACGAGACCATTGGGAACCCAACACCACCGGAGCGGATCACAATCAGCTTCGGTCAGGCGGTGCTGCCTACTGTTGAAGGCAATCGAAACTACAAGCCCAAAACACCTAGCAAGAAACCATATAACTGGAATGATAACGGCACCAGTAATAATACAGACAACAATAGCCTATTGCAAGGATGGACCCTCCAACAAACAATCAGCCCTGCTGAAACGTTTGTCGTTGAGTACCGCATGAATGTCAACGGGGTTTATCAGACAAAATCAGATCAGGTGAAATTTGCTTCCATCTCAGAGGTGCTAACTCAATACCAAACATTAACCTATACCGATAAAGACGGCAAAGAACAAAGCCAAGATGTAGTGGCAACCACCGTTTCGACCACCTCGACATGCGTTGGAGCAGCCAACCCGACCCGATGGAAGTCCAAGCTGGAAGCAGGCAGCCCCGCCTACCCCGGCGTGGAGCTGATCAAACGTACGGAGAGCTTTAATAAATATCTCATCACCGAGAATGGCCCCATTGAAGTGGAAGTTAGCACATATGAATACGAACCAAGGATTGCCTTTGCTGGTGGTTTGGCAATCGAGAATTACAAGAACATCGACCTTGGCACTGGCATTGTATTAGTGCGTAAGACCATTGTTGAAAAACAACAGAACAAGGAAGCGGATCTAACCTTGCAGTTCACCACTGTATATCAAGCCTGGGGCGCAACTGCTGGAGGCAAAACGGCTGCGTCCGTGATTATGAATGGCCTGAAAAGAGCGGAGGATGCAACCCGAATCAGCGGAACTTATGCGCTGGTTGATCGCATGACTGCGCTGATTTGCAACGGCACCGAAAAGGTGGTCAACATCGGGCGCGGGACAGCTCCTGCCTTGCCGAGCAAGCTGCGGCAGCAGAACGACAGACTTAACAACATACAGAACGATCTTAATGTTAACGGGGGCTGGGACATAATAAATTCAAAAGACAGCGAAAGTAAAGGTGAGAAGTCTCAAAGTCAAATCATCACGTTGCTTTACGGTTCGGACTGGACCTTGAAAACAGAAAAATACGAAATGCAGTATTGCCCAGATAGTTACATATCGACAGCGGTTGATTCTGGTGACAACGGTACAGGCCTCAAATACTTCCATGTACCTAGCAGAAGCTTTGCCTACTTCTACGGCAAAGTGATCTACTTCATCCTCTCAGGGATGGCCCACGGTAAGTCGATCACCACCGAGTTGCGCAACCTGCCCAGTGAGCCTATGGGCACCATCTACCTGGAGACGGCAGGCACCGTGGGCCGGTTCCGCGCCAACGGCACCACCTTCGCCTGGGACGCCCAGGGCCTGATCGCTGGCTGTGATGCCATGCTCGATGGCGGGGCGGGCAAGCTCACTGGCGCCAGCGGTGTTGATTGGTTCCCGCTGCAGGTGCCATCAGCCAACCTGGCAACGATCACGCCAACGGTCAACGCCAGCCCCGCTCTGGCCAACACGATCACAACGCCGAACGGGTTTGACCCGGCAGCACCAGGAGGCATCTGGAGCAGCCTCGGAACAGCAGGGGTAACCAGCGATGTTTACGCGGCAGAGCTGACGGTGGCCAGCGTGGTCGATGCGGTGCCCGAGACGGTGAAGCGGGAAAGCGTGAGCCGCTCCCTGACCTGGCTGCTATCGGTGCCCTATGACGCAACGCCGGTCACCGTGTCGCTGGTGAGCGTGGCGGTTTCCTACGGCACCTTCACGAGCTTCACGGCCACCACAGTGCCTGGGGCCTCCTGGGTGACCTCCGTGACCTTGTTCGTTCCTGGCGTCAGGACAGACGGCAAGGGTTACAACGGCGGTGTGGCCTGGGTCACGCCTGCCACCACGTTCACGCCAGGCGGCATCACCAACAGCCCCAACAACGGCGTGGCCTTGGTGACGCCATCCACCACGTTCATGCCGGGGCAGCGGTTCAACGGTGTGGGCATGAACCTTGGCGTGGCCTGGGTCACAAGCTCTACCACCTTCACGCCAGGCGCTACAGGGGATCCTTACTTCTCCAATGTTGCCCTACTGCTGCACATGGATGGCAGCAACGACAGCACAACAATCCTGGACAGCAGTTCCAATGCACGAACGACAAGTTCCGTGTCGGGTGCGTTGAGCACTGCAAACAAGAAGTTTGGAACGGCATCGTTCACGGGAGGAGATGCAAACTGGACAGGCGCTTACACATCTCCGATCAATTCTGCCTACACCATTGAGGCGTGGTTATATCGCTCCAGTGCAAGCAATGCAGACTCTTACATCTTCAGGTTCGGTGATGAAACGGCGGGACGAGTTTACATTTATTACAGGTCTAACAACAAACTTGAGTACGAGCAGTTTGGTATTGGCGTAAGGTTCCTGTCCTCGTCTGCAGTTCCCCTTGATGCCTGGTTCCACCTTGCGATTGTACGCACATCTGGAGCTAATACCCTAATCTTTATCAATGGCGTTCAAATTGGCTCGATTGGTAATGAAGCCTTTGGCAACAACAATAAATTTACAGTCTTTGCTCCTGATTCCAATCATTACATAGATGAGGTTCGTTTAACCTCTTACGCTCGTTACACCGCTGACTTCACACCGCCTGGCGGGCCATTCCCTAACAGCTAAAGCCTGGGAAAGCTGAGAGGTAATGGCAGGTAATTATGGCCTCGGTCGTCTTTGACAGCTTCATCGCTGACGTATTTGCGGGCAACTGCAACACCACGCACAGTTACAAGGCGATGCTGGTGACCTCCGCCTACACCGAAGACCGAGGCGCTCACAGCAAGCGATCCTCAATCACCAATGAAGTCACCGGGACGGGTTACACCGCAGGCGGAGCGACCGTCACCCTCACTGCAGCGGTGAACACCACAACCCACAAGCTCACCCTCACGATTGGCACAGCAACCTGGGCGACTAGCACCATCACCGCCAGGAAGCTGGTGATTTACAGGGCCCGAGGCGGGTCGTCGTCGGTGGATGAACTGGTCGCCTGCGTGGACAATGGCGCCGATCTGGTCAGCAGCGCCAGCACGATGACCTGGAACGCCAGCACCTGGGAGATCCCGCTGCCTGCACCGGCCTAAAGCCACGGCGGAAAGCTCGGATAAGCAGGGACACCCATGGACGTTTTGATCTCGCCTGATGCGCTGGGGAAACAGGCGCAGCTCGCCTATGAGGGCAAGGCCTACCGGATGTTCCTGGCCTACCGCAACGGCACGGAACTGACCCAGGCCAGCCTGATGAGCGCCTGGAATGCGGTGAAGCTCACGGCGGGCAATGGCTATGCCGAGCTGACCGGCACGATCGGGGCCGGTGCTTGGAACAGCGGCAACGCAAGGTACGAGCTACCGGCGTTCACCATGGGGCTGACTGCCACTGGGGCCGGTTTCACGTTTGATGCCATCATCCTCCAGGTGGACAGCAGAACCTATCCCGATCGGGTGGTGCTGCTGCCAGGGCCGGAGACGCTGCAGTCTGGGCAGAGCAAGACCTACGTGTTGCTGCTGGCCCAGGGATGAGCCTGATCGTTGACATCGACCCGGTGCCCTGGAACATCCTAGAGGTGGTCAAGTGCCGAATCTTGAAGAACCGGGCGAAAGCAAAGCGAGCGGTTGAAAACTGCGGTGGAAGTGAAGAGAAGCGAGCGGACAGCTTGCGGCCTGGGCCGTTGTCAATAAGGAGAAAGGATGAACCAAGTTTTGTGTTGTCAGGTGATACGCCTTACATAGCTATTGTAACTGGTGGGCAATATGGTACAAAATACATTTCAAGCGCTTCATATACAACCGTTTTTAATTTTGGAAATGTTCCGCCAACAAGCTATGTAGCCACAACTGGCGTGTCTTATAGTCAAATTGGCAATGTTACAGTAAAGCTTAACGGAATTGCAATCGGTGATATTCAAAATCCAGGAATTGATAACTTTGTAGTTTATTTGTTTGTATGGTCTAACGGTACTGATATAGAAGAGCAAATTAAGTCTAGCGTAAATTATTTTTATGCCAACCACTATGAGTTACACGAGGTCACGCGAATACCTTTTCTTTTTAGCTTTGGTTGGGATTATATTTATGAGCCAAACCCGAACACTCCGTACCTAGTTAAACTTAATTGGAAAGTTATTTTAGTTGATTCTGATATTTTTCCTGAGCCCCAGCGGGGCGATAAGATAAAGCTTGATTTAATACCTGAAAGCTCTGTAAAGCCTCTTTTCTATCATCCTTCAAATATAAAAATTTGGTCGGCTTTAGCTGATGATGAAAAAAGTATTGCTTTTGTTAGTAGCTCAACGTATCCACCAGCGTTTTCATTATCAGGTGATAATTGTCAAAGTTTTACACTAGAGCTTCCTGCTGACTCAGGTAATCAAGTTAAATTCATACCTTTACAATAAGTTTCCAATGCCCAACCTCCCCCAGCCCGATTCCATCGAAACCCTCCTGGAAACCGTCCAGACCCGCCAGCTTGCTAACCGCCTGGCCGCTGCCGAACGCGAGCAGCAACGCCGCCAGCGACCTAAGCCGCAGGCCCTTCGCTAAGCCGGAAAGCTCCGGGGTAGTTCGCGGGCGTGATGCCCCGAAGCATGAAGACTCGATTGTTTGAGCTGCTCCAGAGCCCAGAGCCTGGTAGCGAAGGCGGAGATGGCACCGGGGCAGGGGCAGCGGCCGCTGGTGCTGCCAGTGCTGTTGCCGGTGGCACTGGCGAAGGCGA